TTCATCCTGATTTACTAGAAAAAGATTATGACAATCAGATAGATGGTATTCATCAATTTATGAAAGAGCGTGGTTATTTAGGAGTACATTTAGCAACAGACCATGAGGAACATTGGTTTTATGAAAAAAGGTAGACATAAATTAAAAGTAGGAGAGTTTAATAATTGTAGAGCTGGTCATAAAAAGCATGATAGGTTAATTGTTGATACCGTACTTGGTAAGATGACTGTTTATGATTACAAGAAATACATGGATTTCCCAGGATATTGTACTGGTCAAGATGCTATATCTAATACCATAACTAATTCTGGTGCTTGGGAACATGCTTATTTTAAACCAATAAGTAAAATTTTAAGGGATGGTGATAAATCTAATCTGGTTATTGATATTGGTTGTCATATTGGTTGGTATTCAAAAATGGCTGCTAATGCTGGTTATGAAGTCATTGCTTTCGATGGAGACAAAGAGAATTTAGAACTTTTAAAACTTAATGTACCAAGTGCTCATTCTGCTCATATCTGGTTTGAAAAAGATATGAAAACTGTTTTTAATTGTGATCAAGAGGTTGAACTTATGAAAATAGATATTGAGGGAGCAGAAGAACACGCTATTCATTATATGAGAATGATTCTACCTAAAACAAAAAATGTTTTTATGGAGATAACTCCAATATTTAATGATTCTTACCCAGAGTTAGTAAAAACAATAATTAAAATGGGTTTTGATGTATTTGAGTATGATGGGATTCCCTTTAATTTTAATTATGATTTTGATCAAAAAGACTTATTATTTAAAAGGAGACAATGACACTTAATATCAGTGAGAGACTTATCAATCCTAATACAAGAATTTTAATTTATGATTTACAAACAGATCTTGGTTTTGGTAAAGGAATGTCTTTGTTTGTTGATGGTCTAGAGATACTTAAATATAATCTTATTGGTGATGCTTATGAGGAATGGTGTCCTCTTAATAAAACATTTCTATTTCCATTTGGTATTACCTATGAAGAAAAGGTAAATTTAGCTTTTAGCAACATGCTTCTTCATCATCGTAATGTTTTAGATATTTGTGGTATTACCTCTAAAGTAGATGCAGAAGAACTTAAAGACTCACTTTATTGGGTAAAAGATCAATTCACCAAACTTGATACAAAGGTTTTTATATCTGTTGGTGGTAAACAGGAGAGGTGGGGTAATTACCTGGGAATAAATAAACATCATGTAGAGGTTAATGGCGAAACTCTTTTACAAAGAATGGTTAGACTTTTTAGATCGTTTGGAATCACAGATATTTCTCTTGTAGGTTGGGATGAGAGTTATAAACTACCTGGGGCTAAGTTTTTATCACCAGAAGTAGATAAGAGTAAAGGTGATGCTAATAAATATCTAAGTTCACAAGATTACTGGAATAAAGATGGCAGAACTATAATTGTGTTTGGGGATGTCTATTTCTCAGATTTAGCTGTTTATAAGATGGCTTTTGATCAGAATAGGGATTGGACTCTTTTTGGTAGAGCTACCAACAGCACTATTGGTAAAACTCATCCAGAACCTTTTGCTATTAGTTTTTATCCTCACGAGATAGATTTAATTAAAAAGTGTGCTGATAGATGTGTAGATCTATTTGATAAGCAAATTGCTAATGGGATTTCCCTTTGGCATTTATATCGGGCTTTAGTTGGACTTCCTGATGAATTGATGAACAAAGAGTTATTCGGAGAACATATAGTGGATATTGATGATTTAACTGATGATTTTGACCTTAAAGAAGATTTCCATAGATTTTTTAGTAGAAAAGACTTATGAATAGACAAACTATGTAATTAGTCAAAAAAGGGGTCTATGTCATGAACAGTGGACATGGATTAATGCAATAAAAGGCGGAAATGAGGCATTTAAAGAGGTTAACCTCAAGGAGAAAAAATAAAAAATGGCTAATATCACGTATTTATCAGTAAAACCAATCGTTCCAGCTAAAAAAGGAGAATATTGGGATCAGACTTTTATAGAAGATATGTTAGAAGACATTGGTGAATCAGATCGCCATGTTTTTATAATTCCTGGTAAATACCAAGGTGATGATATTTCAATGAAAATCATCAACGAGAGACTCTCAAAGTATGACAAGATCTTAATTTTCATCCACGGTGATGAAGAAGGTAGATTTAATGTGGATAATCTTACACATCCCGATAAAATAGTTTATTCCCAGTATGGCAATGGTGGATTTATGTTCCCACTTGGATACACACCCACTACTCGCAGAATCCTAAAAGAAACTGGGTATCGCAATAAAGACATGAACTGGTTTTTTGCAGGTCAGATTACTCATACTCGCAGACAGCAGTGTGCTGAGCAACTTCGCAAACTTACTGATGGAAACTTAGTTGAGACTGATGGTTTTACTAAAGGTATCTCACAAGAAGATTACTTAGAATCTATGGCTGAGGCTAAAGTTATTCCATGTCCATCAGGTGTTGTATCAGTTGAGTCATTTAGATTATATGAAGCCCTTGAAGCTGGTTGTATTCCTATCGCTGATGATGTCTCTCCAATGAAGTCCTACAGTGAGTCTTACTGGAATAAGGTCTTTGGTGGAGTTTCTTTCCCAACTTTCGCTGAATATAAGAAGTTACCAGAGCTTATTAACCAAGCAGTTACAGCAAAAGACTATGGATCATTTGTTTTTGCTTGGTGGATTAACAAGAAACACCAGATTAGAGAACAGCTTAAAAAAGATCTAGGAATCTCTAAGCCTGATATGGTAGCTGTAGTTCCAGTCTCTCCAATCAAATCTCATCCAGATACCTCAATTTTAGATGAAACTCTTAAATCAATCAGAGTCCATACAGATTGCCCAATCATTGTTACCTTTGATGGAGTCAGAGAAGAGCAGGAAGAAATGGAGCCAGCTTATAGAGAGTTTATCAAGAGGATGCTCTGGAAGATTAACCACGAATACAAGGATGTACTCCCTGTTATTTTTGGTAAACATAACCACCAGAGTGAGATGATGAAGACAGTGTTAAATCAGATTGATATACCAATGATTCTTTATGTTGAGCAAGATACTCCACTAACTCCTGATAGAGATATAGATTTTGAAAAGTGCAAGGATTACATAAAGTCAGGTAAAGCTAATGTTATTCGCTTCCATTTTGAAGAAGTTATCCCTGAGCCACATGAACACCTAATGGTTGGAGAAGTAGAAGATGGATTCCAAAAGACAGTTCAGTGGAGTCAGAGACCTCACTTAGCTTCTCAAGAGATGTACAGAATCATCATGGGTTTATTCTCAGAAAATAGTAACTGCTTTATTGAAGACTACGCTCACGGAGTTTTACAAGATTTATGGAATGAGCAAGGAATGGCTGGATGGGAAAAGTGGAGAGTCTGTATCTATCATCCAGAGGGGGGCATCAAACGTAGTTATCACACAGACGGAAGGGATGGGGGTAAAAAGTATGATGAAAAACAAATATGGTAGGAATTTTAGTTTTCGCAAACCAAGGCGGTCTAGGTATCCAAACCAAGAGACTATACAACATGTTAAATCCAGACAAGGTTTTGCTAATAGACTCTCGGGGATTCTCGAAGAACAAGAAGATGAATCGGGATTGGTATCCAGAGGAAATCACAAAGGTCACAGACGGATTCCCAAATAATAGAGATATTCTAGATTGGATTCCTGGCTTAAAGACAGTGCTGACTGTGGAGAACCCTTATAACTTCTTTTTGATTAAAGCTTGTAGAGAGCGTGGTATCAAAACCATTGTTCAATCTAACTATGAGTTTAACGAGAACATCTATGCCCCTCACTTACCTGTCCCCGATCTGTTCTTAATGCCTAGTTATTGGAAACTCAAAGAAATGGAAGAGAAGTTTCCAGGTAGGGTAATGTACCTCCCACCTCCAATAGACCCAGAAGAGTTCAAGGATGCTAGAGAACACCCAGTAAAAAGAAGAAGATTCTTACATATTGTTGGTGTACTGGCTCATGAGGATCGTAATGGAACTATGGATTTACTCAGAGCTGTTCGCAGATGCAAGGAAGACTTTGAGCTAGTCATCCATTCCCAGCATAAACTACCAGACCACTACATAATTGATGATCCAAGAGTTACTTACAGGGTTAAGAACTTTGAAAAGAATGTAGATCTGTACATAGGCTTTGAGGCTTTGATCTTACCTAGAAGATATGGCGGATTATCCCTAACTACCAATGAAGCACTAATGTCTGGGATGCCAGTGATGATGACTGATATATCCCCTAACAATAAGTTGCTACCAAAAGATTGGTTGGTTCCAGCTAGGAGAAAACCAAGTGTAGAAATCAGGATGACTATAAAAACTTACGCTGCTTATACGCACTCTCTAGCTAAGAAGATAGATCAGTGGGCTGTTAAATCTCCCAATCATGAACTTGCTTATAAACTTGGTGTAGATAATTTTTCTGTGGCTAATCTTGAAGCGAGGTATAAGACATTATTGTAATTTCTATGAGCCGTGTGTTATATTTGACAGATGAGCCTGTCACCAAGAATCACCTCTAAAGAACAAAAAAAACTAGAGGCAACATTCTTAGAAATGAAAAAGAGGGCATCGGAAGACCCAGTGTACTTCTTTGAGACATTTTTATACACTTTTAACCCCAAGGAAGAGCCATTTCATTTTAGATTTGTTCCATTTCCATTCCAAAGAAGAATGATTAGAGATTTAATCAATTCTATCCAAAATGGTGAAGACATTTTCATTGAGAAGTGTCGTGAAATGGGTGCTACCTACACTACTCTAGGAGTCTTTCTCTGGCTCTGGCTTTTTTATCCAGCTTCTAACTTCTTGATTGGTTCTCGTAAAGAGGACTATGTTGATAATAGGAGAGGTGGAATTGTTGGTAACAAAGAAGAATCACTTTTTGGAAAGATTGATTACATGCTTACTAGGATTCCAGACTTTATCATGCCAGCTGGATTTAGAAGAGATAAACACTTTAACTACATGTCTCTAATAAACCCAGAGAACGGTAACTCTATTTCAGGTGAGTCTAGTAATCAGAATTTTAGTCGTGGAGGTAGACAGAGAGCTATCCTTCTGGATGAGTTCGGATTTTGGGACAATGATACCGCAGCGTGGGGTAGTACCGCTGATACAACAAACTGCCGAATTGTTTTAACTACACCTGGGATAAGACCAGGAAAGGCAAAGAGATTAAGGTTTGGTAAGGATGGAGAGAAAATCAAGATCGTTACTTTACCTTACACCCTTGACCCTCGTAAAACTAAGAAGTGGCTACAGGAGCAAAGAGAGAGGCGTTCAGTAGAAGACTTTAACCGAGAAATTATGATTAACTGGGAACTGTCTATTGCTGGCAGAGTTTACTCAGAGATTGAAAATGCTGTCTATGGAGATTTCCCATTCATAGTTGGAGAGACCCTATATTGTTCTGGTGACTATGGACTTGATGGTACAGCTTGGGAGTTTTGGCAGATAAATCCTGCTAATGGAAAACCAAGATTGATTGATGGTTATGTTAACGATGGTGAGATTATCCAGTTCTACTTCCCGCTATTTGGCAAACCACTAGATTCTAAGTTTACTTATAGTGATGATGACTTAAAGGCTATCAATGATATTAGCTCTCTACCGCCAGCTATTCATTTTGGTGATGCTGATGTTAGAAAGAAATCTTTTATCAAATCTTCATCTACTCTAGAGGAACTAGCTAAGGTAGGTATTCATGTTCAATCTACAGGCAAAAATGATTTCTTAACTCGCAGAGATATTACCAAAGGCTATTTAGCTAAAGGAATAGAAATAAACGCAAACTCTCGTACCGATTACATCTTAGAGTGCTTTAAGATGTACCGTTATCCAGAGAGAGCAGATAATTCTCAAGCAACAACTCCTATTGTTAAACCAATTCATGACTTCACTTCTCATCCTAGTACAGCTATGGAATACTTCTTCCTAAACCTTGCAACTTTTGAGGAAATGCAAAAGGAAGAACCGAGTTGGGCTAATAAATTGGGTAGAAGATTGACGAGTAGAAAAAGTATTAAACAAAGGAGAAGGTAATGGATCCAAGATCAAAAGACTCTATCAGAGCTATAGAGGCTAAACAAAAAGAAATAGAGAAAACTCTTGAGGTAGTCTTAGACACTCTAGCCATGATGTATAAGTTAGTTCGCTCAACCAATGAGTCGGTTGTCAGGAAATATAATAAAGGGAAAAAATGAAAGCTGATTTATCAATCATCGTAACTTCCTATGACAAACCACCAGAACAAATTATTGAGTGCATGGATTCTATCAAGGATCAGACAGTCTCGCCAAAAGAGGTTATTCTGGTTGATGATTGCTCAAAAGACCCTCGTGCTCATGCTCTGGCTATTTCTATTATGTTGCCTAGTAATGTCGGTGTAGCTAAGGCTAGGGACATTGGGGTAAAGATGTCTTCTGGGAAACTACTCCTATTCTTGGATGCAGACGACAAACTAGCACCTGACTTCATTGAGCAGTGTGGGCGTGTGATTGCTAATTGTGATATTGCCTATCCTAATGTCTTGAAGTTTGGTCATATAGAAAGACCTAAGTTAGTTGATTCTCCTAAAGAGATAACAGCTAAGTACATTACTGGAAAGAAGTGTGGGTTAGTAGTAACATCAATGATGCACAGGGATGTCTATGAAAAGCTGGGTGGTTTTAGAGAACTACCTATCTATGAAGACTGGGATTTCTGGGTGAGAGCCAAGTTTAATGGTTACACTTTTACTAGAGCTAATACTTTGCTTCACTACAGACAAAATATGAAGTCTCGTAATCACTTAACACTAGAGCAAAAAGCTAATACACACCGCAGTTTTATTGCCCCTTATAGGGTTGTAAATGGAAAGTTAGTGAAGAAAGTTAAAAATGGGAAAAAAAAGATTGAAACTACATAGAGGTCTTGGGGACTTCATACCTATTTCTGTAAACTTCTCCCAACTTGAACAAGATATGGAAGATGGTACATTGGGGTATGATCCTGGTGATAATGGCTTAGAGAAAAAAAGACTGCAAGACAATATGCAGTATGAGGAAATGATAGTTCAAATTCTATGCAACCTTGAAAAGCGTGAGAAGTTAATTTTTGTTTTTCAGTTACTTAGAAATGATGGCTACCAGATAGATCATGGATCTTTTGCTAAAGCTGTAAGTCTTAGTCGCAGACAATATATGAGGGTATTAGATACTGTACGACTTAAATCGGCTTTGTTTGTGGCAGGATATAGTAGTCAACATAAGAGTCACAAAGAGACTAAATAAACCTTAGTATTGGAGATATATGGTTAAAGTAAAAAAACGAGGTGGCTGGAAGCTATCTAAAGAGACTAGGGAAAAAATGAGAGTTGCTAAATTAGGCAATAAAAATAGTCTTGGTAGGATTTTTAGTAAAAAAATTAGAGATAAAATAAGTAAAAAAAACAAGGCAGTAGCCAAGAAAGCTGGTATAAAAAGAAGTGCAACTAGACAAGGAATCTCTATTGAAGACTGGAATGGTTTTATTTCACCACTCAATAGAAGAGAAAGAGAAAAGTTTAGAAAGTTAATTCAGGGGAAAGTTCTTGAAAGAGATGATTACACTTGCCAGATCTGTGGGCAAAGAGGTGGAAAATTACAGGTAGACCACATTCAGTCTTGGAAAGACTATGTAGAGTTGAGATTTGACATGAATAATTGTAGAACCCTATGTATGGGTTGTCATTATAAAGTGACATACAATAAAGATATGCCAAGCACAACAAAAAGTTGGGGTCACAACCCCAGTAAGAGGA